CTACTGGGGAACAGAGCATGGGTGTTTCTCCCGGACAGGTAGATGCTCAACTAGGCTCTGGAATGAATGCTTTTGGACCGGGTATCGCTGGTATGCAACAAGGAAGTGTAGATTATGCTATGGATAAAGGTATAACTGCGGCAAACTTTGGTAGCGTTAATGATGCTAGTGGTGCACAAGCGGCAGAAGATGCGGAAGCCGCTTCTATAAGCTTTGGTCCTAGTATAGGTGATCTAGACGCAGGTATGGGTGCTGCTATTGCTGCTAATGATGGGTTTAATGTAACCGTTGGAAATCCTGTTACGGGAGCATCTGCTAATGTGGCTGATCTTGGTTTTGATGCGGTTGGCACGGGCACTGGCGTTAATACGGTTGAAACTCCTAGCTTTGTTTCAGGAATGGATGCAGTAGATGCTACTATATCGCCTATATCTGAAACCGATGCTTTTCTTGGTAATTTAACTATGGGCACGGGCGTTGATACAAATACTACGGGTCTTTTTGACGAAGATGTAGATATGCAATTTGACGACACTAGCACTGCTGTAACAGCGGATGATCTTTACGGCACAAGTCTTGTTACTGGCCTGCCAACAACGGCGATGTCTCCTATAGAAGCGCAAGCAATGACGGGTGGATCTATGTCCACGACCAATAACACGGGCATGAACCTAGCTCAACAGACAAATAATGTTGAAGCCACAAATCAAGCGGAGGCGATGGATGTCCTTGGTGCACAGATCGGTGCTGGAAATCTTACAGGTAATGAGGACATTGATCAGGTTAACATAGCATTGGCTGAACAAGGTGTTCAGATAGATACTTCTGGTCTTCCTGGTATATTAGGAACGGGCGTTAATGCTGTAAATCAAAACTATCAATTGAATCAGAACCAAGATATATTAACACAGTTGGCTCAAGGAACAGGTAACGACGATGCAACAAACACGGGCATTCTTGGTACTGGAATAGGTGCTGTTACTGATGTTAATACATATACTCCAGCTTATAATGCTCAAGGTCAGATAGTTGGTTCTGTTGCAACGGACGCAGCTGGAAATGCTGTGGGCGGTGGTGCTGGAATTACAACGAATGTTGTTGGCGGTCTTGGTGCAATGGATGACGTATACTCTGATGCGGCTGGTACGAATCTTTATGGCGATGTGAATAAAGCTGTTGGTGATTTCCAAGATATGACTGCAGCAAGTCAAAGCAGCGAGGAAGGTCCACCAGAGGATGTGACGAGTGTAGATGCAAATGGTTGTGTGATTGGTGCTGAGTTTTTTGATGGTCAGAAATGTTCGCCTATTGGATCAGTAGCAGGAGATGCAACGGGCGGTGGCGGTGGCGGAGCATTTACGCCTTATCAATATCAGCCTGGACAAGGAACCATGCTTAAACCAGATTTTTCTGACCTTTTTACTTCTAAGGTTGACTTGGGGAGTATTAATCCTAACGCAAGCAACATGAATTTCTTAAAGGCAGCGGTTAATCCGTATGGAAACTTTGCTGGTGGCGGGATAGTAAATATGATGAGGAACAATCGTTATAGATGAGCCTAGAAACAATACCCGAAGAAGCTCTTCGTGAGATTCTTTCCTTAAAGCAGGCGCAAGTACGGCTCACTGTACGGGAAGAAGCCAAAGATAAGTTCATGCCTTTTGTTCATCATGTCTATGATGGCTTCATTGAGGGGCGTCATCACCGTGTTATTGCTGAAAAGCTGGAGTTAATTGCTCAAGGTAAGCTAAAAAGGCTTATAGTGAACATGCCTCCGCGTCATTCCAAGTCAGAGTTTGCGTCTTATCTCATGCCTGCGTGGTTTTTGGGCCGTAATCCAAAGTTAAAGATCATTCAGGCCACGCACAACACGGAGTTGGCGGTTAGATTTGGCCGAAAAGTACGAGATTTGATAGAAGACCCCCAATATAAGGACGTTTTTCCTCATTCTGAGCTAAAAGCTGACAGTAAAGCGGCTGGAAGGTGGGAAACGGAGCAAGGTGGCGAGTATTTCGCGGCTGGTGTGGGTGCAGCGGTGACTGGTCGTGGTGCTGACCTCTTTATTATTGATGATCCGCACTCGGAACAAGATGCATTGAGCCAATCTGCGTTTGATAACGCTTTTGAGTGGTACACTTCTGGTCCAAGACAGCGTTTACAGCCTGGCGGGGCCATTATTGTGGTTATGACGCGCTGGGGCATGAAAGATTTAACGGGTCGGCTGTTAAAAGCGCAAGGTAACGACATTCTTTCGGATACGTGGGAAGTTGTTGAATTTCCCGCAATTATGCCCTCAAATGAGCCATTATGGCCTGAATTTTGGGGTAAAGATGACCTTTTAGCGGTAAAAGCGTCCCTTCCAGTAGGTAAATGGAACGCTCAGTGGCAGCAACAACCGACCGCAGCAGAGGGTGCAATTGTTAAAAGAGAGTGGTGGAACGAGTGGGAGAAGGATAAACCTCCTTCTATTAAGTATATCATGCAAAGTTACGATACGGCTTTTTCTAAGAAAGAGACTGCGGACTATAGTGCGATCACGACATGGGGTGTTTTTAACCCTGAAGACGGTGGGGCTGATCATATTATCTTGCTTGACGGTAGAAGAGGGCGTTGGAACTTCCCGGAGTTAAAAGAAGTTGCGAGTGAGGAGTATGACTACTGGGAACCAGACATGGTTATTATTGAGGCCAAGGCTTCTGGTACACCTTTGACGGACGAGCTACGTCGAGCGGGCATTCCTGTCATGAACTATACACCAGGCAAAGGACGTGATAAGGTAACGAGAATGCATATGGTTGCTCCTTTGTTTGAGGCGGGTATGGTATGGGCACCAGAGAAGAAATTTGCGGACGAGGTGATTGAAGAATGCGCCGCATTTCCCAACGGTGATCACGACGATTATGTAGACAGCATGACGATGGCTCTGATAAGGTTTAGACAAGGCGGCTTTATTACGCTAGAAGGAGAAGACGACATGAACGGCGAATGGTATCCGAAACAGAGGGAGTACTACTAATGGCTAGAACACCATCACTTGTTGATTCAGGATTTATGCAAGGTGGAGCATCTGAGGAGTTACCTTCTGTAGACGTTGAGATCCCTCAAGTTGAAGATTTCGCTGGAGGTGCTGAAGTTATTCAAGATGGCATGGGCGGGGCAATTGTTCAAGCGTTAGCTGAAGGCGGTATGCAAGAAGAAAATATGATGGCTCAAGCTTATGACCATGATGCAAACTTGGCAGAAGCTTTACCTGATGATATTCTAGGAGAGATTTCCACAGAACTTAGGGACAAATACGAAGAGGACTTAGAGTCTAGTTCCGAGTGGCGAGAAGCTTATACCAAGGGATTAGATTTACTTGGCTTGAATTACTCAGAGCGAAGTCAACCGTTTCAAGGTGCTTCTGGCGTTACGCATCCCTTAATATCTGAGTCTGTAACCCAGTTTCAAGCGCAAGCTTACAAAGAGTTATTGCCCTCTGGCGGTCCAGTAAGAACTCAAGTGCTAGGTGCACAGTCACCTGAACGAGACGCGCAGTCTTTGCGTGTTAAAGAATTTATGAATTACCAGATTACGGAAGTAATGGAAGAGTTTGACCCAGATATGGATCAGATGTTATTCTATTTACCGCTGTCAGGTTCTACTTTTAAGAAGGTTTACTTTGATGGCCCCAAGGATCGAGCTGTATCTAAGTTTGTGGGTGCTGAAGATTTAATCATTCCTTACACAGCATCGGATTTAATGACATCTCCTCGTGTTACCCATGTTTTACGCATGGACGAGAATGAGATGCGTAAGATGCAGGTTGCTCAAGTATTTCGTGATGTAGAGATTACAGCGTCTGATGACAGTAGCGACGATGAAGTTAAAGAGAAGATCCAAGAGTTAGAGGGCGTTAGTAAGTCTTACACAGATGATGTGCATACTTTACTGGAAATCCACGTTAATCTGGACATAGAAGGTTTTGAAGACGTAGGGCCTGAAGGGGAACCAACGGGTATTAAGTTACCTTACATTGTGACCTTGGACCACGGATCTGGCGAGACATTATCTATTAGAAGAAATTATGACGAGAACGATCCTTTTAAACGTAAGCGACAATACTTTGTTCACTATAAGTTTTTACCGGGCCTTGGTTTTTATGGCTTTGGTTTAATACATATGATTGGTGGACTTGGTCGTGCCGCCACGAGTATTTTGCGCCAGCTTATTGATGCTGGAACCTTGGCTAACTTACCTTCTGGGTTTAAAGCTAGGGGCATTCGAATTCGTAATGACGATGAGCCGTTGATGCCTGGGGAGTTTAGAGACATTGATGCACCTGGGGGCGATATAAGGGGTTCTATTATACCTCTTCCATTTAAAGAGCCTTCTGCAACACTAGCCCAACTATTGGGTAACTTGGTTGATGGCGGTAGAAGATTTATTTCTATTGCTGATCAACAAATAAGTAACATGAGCCAAGATATGCCTGTCGGCACGACTGTAGCTCTTTTAGAGCGCGGCATGAAAGTTATGTCTGCTATTCATAAAAGACTGCATTATGCACAAAAGACAGAGTTTAGATTATTGGCAAGGGTATTTGCGGAGAATTTACCTCCTGTGTATCCTTATGAAGTTGTCGGTGCGCCTTCGGAGGTTAAAGCAGAGGATTTTGATAGTAGGGTTGATATCCTCCCTGTTTCAGACCCTAACATATTCTCTATGGCTCAAAGAGTAACCTTGGCTCAGACGCAGTTGCAGCTTGCACAGTCAAACCCGCAACTGCATAATCTGACTGCCGCGTATCGGCGCATGTACCAAGCTTTAGAGGTTCAGAATATTGATAAGATATTACCGCCTCCTGAAGAGCCACAACCTATGGATCCAAGCATTGAGAATGCTAGAGCGTTAATGAATGAACTACTACAGGCGTTTGCACAACA